CGCTTCGACCTGAGCAAGGCCGACAAGCGCAAGAGCGAGTACCGGGAGTCCTACCTGGAGGCGATCAACCCCCGGTCCAAGACCGAGGTCCGTCGCGGCGGCGCTTCGGCGGCTCGACGGGCGGCGCGCACCATCGTGGCCCCGGCGGTCGGTGCCGGCGTCGGGAGCGGTGCTGGCGCCCTGGTGAGCAGGAACAACCCGGTCGTGACTCAGCTCGGCGGCATCGCGGGCGGCACTGGTGCCGCGTTCTGGGGCAAGACGCAGAACATCAAGTCCGGCGACAGCAGGGCAACCCGGCGCAGCGACGGCAAGAAGGCCGTGGGCGGGGCCGCGGTCCCGGGCGTCGGGCACTTCTGGCGGTACTCCTGATGGGCCCCCACGACCACGACCCCTTCGAGGTGGGTGCCAGCTCGCTCGAGAAGGCGTTCAACCCGATGGCGATCAAGCGCGCCTTCACCTCGGCAGGTGGAGGCATGAAGGGCGCCCAGAGCGGAGCCCGCATGTTCGGTCGGCAGTTCCGCCGGACGGTCGCTTCGCCCGCGGCCAACGCCGTCAGGACCAACCCTCGGGTCCAGAACGTCATGGCCAACCCTCGAGTCCAGAACGCCACCGCCGCGGTCCAGGCGAACCCGACGCGGTACGCCGCCGGTGCTGCCGGGGCAGGAGGTCTTGCGGCCGGCTACGGCACGGGGCGCAAGAACAACAACCAGGGGCTCTAGTCCATGGCGAAGCAGGAGTCCCGCTCGGCGGTGGCCCAGGTTCGCCTGGTCCGCCAGTCCGAACGTCTCACCCCTCGGGAGAGGCGGCGTCAGCGAGCGCTGAACTCGGCCGCTGGGGCCACCACCGGAGCCCTGCTCACCGCTGTCCCCGCCGTGGCCCTTGGAGCGAAGAGCCGCACCGTCGCCGCTCTGTCTGGCACCTCGGCCGTGCTCGGCGGAGGTGCCGGCACGTTCAAGCCGGTGCCCCGCACCCGGCGCAGCTACTCCTTTGAGGTCGCCAAGCGTGACCCCTTCAACATCGAGAAGTACAACCCCCAGCCGGTCCAGCAGGCCCTCGGGCACCCGAACGCGGCGCAGAAGGCCGCCAACGCTGCTCGAGCGACACGCACCGGCTTCCGCCGCGTGAAGGGCGGCCTCTCGTCCATGGCCAACCCTCGGGTCCAGGGGCTCCCCCAGGGAGAGGTCACCAACCGCTACTCCCGGGCGTTCCTGTGATCGCCAAGTCGTTCATGCCGAGCGGGGAGACGGTCAAGGCCACCAAGCTGACCCGTCCGCAGCGCGATGCGATCTGGGACGCCCTGGAGCGCTCGCGCAAGCTGCGGGGCGAGGGGATCGCCAAGCCGGTGGGCGAACCGACCAAGCGTCCCGCCTCGGGCCCGTTCCCCAAGGTGGGAAACCCGCGGCGCTACCAGCGCCAGGTCGGCCGCGAGGAGTGGTACGCCGGGCAGTCGGCCCGTCGCAAGGCTGCTCGAGAGGCGGCCAACGCGCCTCGGCCCAGCAAGCAGGAGTTCGGCCACAACGGCTACCGATGGCAGCCCACCCGTCAGCAGTACCGCCACATGGCCATCTACGGGACCCTCGGTGCCGGCGCTGCAGGGGCGACCGAGGTCAGTGCGCGTAAGGTGTCCAAGGCCGACCGCAAGGACCTGACCCCCGAGGTCGCCGGAGGCGTGGCCGGGTACGGAGCCGGCCGCCTGGCCTGGGAGGGCGGCGGCTGGGCGACGAAGCGCTCGATCGACCGCTACCAGAAGAAGGCCTGGAAGAAGGCCGAGAGTCAGCCCCCGCGCAAGCAGCCCACCGTGCTGGCCCGCGACGCCAGTGGCAAGCCCACGTCCTGGCTGGGTGCCAAGACCCGGGCCCAGGAGATCGACTCCTCGATGCAGGCCTTCTACCGGGGCTACTCGCCCTCGGGCAAGAAGCCGACGTCGCAGGACTTCCGGGACTGGAACAAGCAGCACGGCAAGATCAAGGGGCACTACATCCGCCAGCGGCTGTTCGAGAACTACCCCCGGGACGTTCCTGGGGGGACGGCTCGACGGCTGCTGGCCTACAAGAACCGCCCTGAGGTCGCGACAGCGTTCGGGGTCGCCACCGTCGCCGGAGGGGCTGCGGCAGCCCACCGCCGGCGCGAGAAGGTGGGCAAGGGGGTGGCCCAGGAGATCCTCAACGAGGTCGCCACCATCGGCCCCAAGGCGGCGTTCGAGTCGGCCGTCCTCCTGCCCACCGGGGCGATCGGCCTGGGCCGGCAGATCGCTCAGCACGGCAAGAACTACGCCACTGCCCAGCGAAATGTCCGCCGCGCTCGCAAGGCACGCAAGGCGATCGGCGCAACCGGCAACCAGGTGAGGCGACTGAAGCAGGCCTGATGGAGATCCGACTGGCGTCGGCCCCTCGTACCCCTGACGAGCTGTGGCACGCGATGGACCTTCTCTGGGGGATCAGGATCCCGCGCGTCAAGGTGTGCCCGGACCACGTGGCCCCCTTCACCGCGTTCTGCGACGCCTACTTCGAGATGGACACGGTCACCGACCCCGACCACCCGAAGCACTCCTCCATCGGCCTGTGGCATGGCTCGCGAGGCCTGAGCGGGAAGTCCTTCATGCTCTCGGCCCTGGGGCTGGCCAAGTCCACCTTCCGAGGGACCTCGACCAACCTCCTGGGCGGGTCCTTCGCGCAGTCGAAGAACATCAAGGACCACATGGAGAACATGCGGTACTACCGCAACGCTCCGGAGTACTCGATCGACGCGTGGGGTTCCAGCGAGGTCAAGCTGACGAACGGGGCAAAGATCATCCCCCTGACCGCCTCGCAGAAGACCGTCCGCGGCCCGCACCCCCCGTTCCTGCTGCTGGACGAGATCGACGAGATGGAGCTGAAGATCCTCGACGCCGCCCTCGGCCAGCCGATGGAGCAGGAGAACTGGACCGGCGATCTGCTGCTGCCCTACACGGTCCTGTGCTCGACCTGGCAGAACCCGGACGGGACGTTCACCGAGATCATGGGCCGGGCGATCGCCGAGGGGTGGGCGATCTACCCCTGGTGCTACCGGGAGTCGCAGATCAAGATCCTGCCGGACGGCTCCACGGACGGGTGGCTGACCCAGCGGCAGATCGACGAGAAGAAGAAGTCCATCTCGGCCGAGATGTGGCGCACCGAGTACGAGCTCGGCGAGCCGGCCATCGGCAACCGCGCCTTCGACGTCGACTGCGTCGAGGCCACCTTCAGCCTCCCCTTCGAGCCGATCCGGCAGAAGGTGGAGACCGACTACGAGGAGTACGTCTTCGAGGAGCCGGAGGCCGAGGGCGAGTACGTCGGCTCGGCCGACTGGGGGCAGGCCCAGGACAAGACGGTGATCGGGGTCTTCCGCACCGACGTGTCCCCGCGGCGGCTGGTCAAGTACATCCGGGTCAACCGCCGTCCCTACCCGATGATGATCGGGCTCTACAACGACTGCCTGAACGAGTATCAGATCCGATCGGGCCGAGCGATCCACGACGGCACGGGCCTGGGCAACGTGGTCTCCGACTACGTCGACACCCGGGCCTGGGGCTTCCAGATGACCGGCGTCCAGCGGACCAACATGCTCAGCGAGTACGTCAACGCCGTGGAGAAGGTGGCCTACGCCTTCCCGAGGATCCCGAGCCTGTACAAGGAGCACAAGTTCTGCCGCGTGGGCGACCTGTACTCCGGCTCGACCAAGGACTACCACCTGCCCGACTCGGTCTGCATGGCTGCGCTCGCGCACAAGGCGGCCGGCTCGGTGATCACGGTGGCCAAGCCGCAGGCCGTGGAGAAGGGCCGCACCGACGCGACAACGTGGGTGGGCGAGGATCTGCACGACCGACCGCGTCGCGTAGGGGACGTGGATGAGCTCCGCGAGGAGTCCGAGGGTTTCTCTTTGACGGTGTGATGATCGACGGAACCACGACTAGGGGAGACTGGCCAGATGGCGGATCAGACCGAGAACGAACCTCGACTTCCTGGCGTCGAGCTCGGCGTCACCGGACTGAAGCGCACCTCGGGCTACGTCGACGAGGAGTTCCTGCCTCAGCTGCGGGGGCGCAAGGCGGTCCAGGTCTACCGCGAGATGTCGGACAACGACCCGACCATCGGTGCCCTGGTCTTCTCCTTCGACCGGCTGCTGCGCCAGGTGGAGTGGCCGGTCGAGCCCGGTGACTCCTCCGACGAGCAGCGCCAGGCCGCGGAGTTCCTCGAGCAGTGCCGCGACGACATGTCCCACACCTTCGACGAGTTCATCTCCGAGGCCCTGACCTCCATCGTCTACGGGTGGTCCTGGCACGAGATCGTCTGGAAGCGGCGGATCGGGCCCTGGGAGAAGGACTCCTCCAAGCGCAGCAAGTACACCGATGGGCGGATCGGGATCCGCAAGATGCCCATCCGGTCCCAGGAGACCCTGCTGCGCTGGGAGTTCGACGAGACCGGCGGCGTCAAGGGCATGTGGCAGATGGCCCCGCCGGACTACAAGACGGTCTTCATCCCCATCGAGCGCTCCCTGCTCTTCCGCCCCGTGGCGATCAAGAACAACCCCGAGGGCCGCTCGATGCTCCGCAACGCCTACCGGCCCTGGTACATGAAGAAGCGCCTGGAGGAGTTCGAGGTCCTCGGCGTGGAGCGCGACCTGGTCGGCATGCCCAAGGCCGGCGTCCCGGTGGAGTACCTCAACGCCAAGCCTGGCTCGCGCGAGGAGCAGGTCGTCAAGTCGATCAAGAAGCTGGTCAAGGGCCTGCGCCGCGACGAGCACGAGGGGTTCCTGTTCCCCAACGACGTCGACCGCGACACCAAGATGCCGCTGTTCAGCCTGGACCTGCTCGGCGGTGGTGGCAGCCGGCAGTTCAACACCGCCGAGATCATCAACCGCTACGACGAGCGGATGCTGATGTCCGTCCTGGCCGACTTCATCCTGGTCGGCCACCAGGGGACCGGCTCCTACTCGATGCACACCGACAAGACCGGCCTGTTCCGCTCGAGCGTGAACACCATCGCCCAGGCGATCGCGGACGTGCTGAACATGCACATGGTCCCGCGTCTCTTCGCCATCAACGGGTGGAAGGTCGAGACCCTGCCGAAGTTCAAGCCAACCAACGTCGACCCGCCGGACCTGGCCCAGCTGGCCTCCTTCATCGGCCAGCTCTCCAGCGCCGGCATGCAGTTCTTCCCCGACCCGGACCTGGAGAAGTTCGCCCGCCGGGCCGCCCAGCTCCCCGAGCTCGACGAGCGGGAGCTCAAGGCCCTGGAGGCGCAGTCCCGGCAGCAGCAGGTCATGCGGGTCGCTCAGGGGCGGCTGGACCTCCTGCAGCTCGGCCAGCAGGCCGCCTCCCAGGCCATGGCGCTCGACGCCCAGGGGGGCACGGCCACCGGGCAGGCACTCGGCACCGAGCCACCGGTTCAGCAGCCTGCCCCGCAGCCCGACCCTCAGCAGCCGCCCCCGCAGCAGGGCCCTCCGCAGGACCCCCAGCAGCCGCAGCCGATCGGCAAGGCGGTCCAGATCATCGTCACCCCACCGACCACCGATGAGGCCCTGGACGTGGCCGAGCGCGCCCCGAAGGTCGGGCGCTCGGTCCAGCTGGTGCGCCGGGTCAAGGAGAAGCAGGTCCAGGACAAGAAGAAGGACGGGTCATGACGCTGAACGACCGCGCCGCTCGCCAGACCGCTCGGTGGGTGCTCGAGAACCCGGACATCGCCGAGCCCGTCCTGGCCATGGCCGTCTACAACCAGGTCCAGCAGGACTTCGCGATCCACAAGGCCGCCTTCCAGCAGACCTTGGACTCCTGGGCCGACCGGATGGTCGCCAAGATGGGCCCGGCGCTGCGCGGGGAACTGATCTCCAAGGTCCGCGCCGGCGAGGACACCCAGGGCGTCGAGCTGGCCTGGCAGGCCCTCCAGGTCATCGCCAAGGCTCAGCCCCAGGACTCCTGGGAGCTCTCGGCCCGGGCCAAGCGTCAGGCTCGCGACTCCGGCGGCCGCTTCCGCACCATGGGGCGCAAGATCCAGCCGCACGCCGAGAAGGATCGGCCAGGGTTCCAGTCCACGCCCCAGGAGCGTGCACGCGCCCGGCAGGCTCAGGTGAAGGGCAGCCCCCTCAACGATGACGGCAGTCCGGTCATCAACCCTCTTCCGGACGGGGCGGGAGGGCGGCAGTTCGCTGCCGAGTACGCCCAGATCCAGTCGGCCGTCCAGGAGGCGGCCGGACGGGGCGAGGTTCGAGGGGTGCGCCTGCTGTCCAGCGATGGACGGGCGCTGGAGGACTCCCTGGACGAGGACGGGGACCTGACCGTCTACCCCTCCTAGGACCTGGCGGCCGACCCTCTGTTCCGGGTCACCGGGGTCGAGGTCACCTACGACCCCGACCTGGCGATCGGAGCATCGGGCGCGGACATCCTCGGTGCCCTGGGTGGCGCTGGGGCCAAGAGCAGGGGGGCCGCCGCCGGCAGCCTGTACCAGGCGTGGAACAACGAGGGAACCCGCTCGACCGCCTCCGAGCCGCGTAGGCAGGCCTACAACCGGGTCGCCTCGGCCGCCGACGTCGTCGACGTCATGACCCCGAACAAGACCCCGGAGGCCAAGCTCGCCCTGGTGGCCGGCAAGTGGGCGGCCCGCCACGGCCAGGACATCGAGAACGCGGTCGGCCCCACGGCCGAGAAGGCCACCTACCGCTACCGCGCGATCGAGAAGCAGCCGGACCGCGGGCTGCAGGGCAAGCTCGAGGCCCTGCGCGGGGACCGCCTGCGGGAGACCGTCGCGAGCACCGGGACCGACCGGGGTGCGGGAGCGAAGGCCCGTTACCACTTCGTTATGGGTGCCGAGGGCCGCGACCGACCCGGTGGGTGGGAGGAGGCCGGGCTGTCCTCGCCGTGGCGGGGCAAGGCTCCGGTCCTGTCCCCGGTGCGGGACTACCTCACCGACAAGCTCCCGGACCCCAAGCGCGTGGACCTGCACCGCCGGTCCGGCCGGGCCACCCCGTCGCAGGGGATCATCATCGACTCACAGGGGCGCATCACCACCGAGTCGGTCGGGATGGGCGAGGACCACTACCTTCCCTTTACCTTGGCCGCTCTGAAGGGCATCAAGGGCGGGGAGTACGCACGCACCCGCGCGTGGGGAGGCCCCACCACCGAGGACTTCTACACGTCGATGATCACCGGGGGCCGGGCCTTCACCGTGGTCTCCAACCACGGCACGTTCCACGTGGAGTTCGACCCCTCGTTCAAGGGCTCGCGGCGCTACAGCGACAAGACCGCCCGGATGATCAAGACCTACGCCGGCTACCTGGACACCCTCGAGGGTGCCGAGGCCCGCATGGGGATGATCAGCGGCTCGCGGAAGAAGGAGCTGGACGAGAAGGCCCGCAAGCTCTACCCGACCAGCGCCGAGCAGCGCACCAAGTACCGGGACAAGCTCGTCGAGGACGAGCTGCGCTCCCCCAAGCTCTCGGCCCAGGAGAAGGTCAAGGTGCTGAACGACCTGCTCGAGGAGCAGGCGCTGGTGCGCGACACCGCGGCCGGACGGCGCAAGGAGCCCGGTGTCCCGCTGAGCGTCGACGAGATGAAGCAGTCGGTCATCGACCAGATCGCCGCCACCCGCGGCCCCAACGCCGCCGAGATCGCGGTCAAGGACTGGCAGGAGCACCCGGAGAAGCTCGCCCAGGAGTTCGGCATCCGCTCGAAGTTCGACCGTGCGGTCCAGGACGAGGAGGACGCCAAGGCCAAGGAGGTCGGCCGGCTTCGCCTGGACGGCACCGGGTACGCCCAGGCGCTCGAGGCGATGAAGGAGCAGTTCCCGTACTTCATCAAGTCGGTCGAGTACCGGCCCGCGAACGAGAACGTCCAGGACGAGTACTACGTCCGACCCGGCGACACCCGGCCGGCGGGCGTGGAGATCGGCTACCAGAACGCCCCGAACTCGGCTCGCGCCGGGAAGACCTCGGCCGCCTCCCTCTACGGCAAGCAGGGCTCTCGGCAGACGGAGAGGCGCGAGAGCAAGCTGAAGGAGGCCCGCTCGGAGGCAACCCAGGCCAAGGCCAAGGAGACCGCCGAGCGAGCGACGAGGCAGAAGGTCCGGGAGGAGGGCCTGCCCGAGCCCGAGCGGACCCCGACCCCCGCCGAGGTCGTCGCCTTGATGAGCAAGAAGGGGGAAGCGATCCTGGAGAAGGTCCCGCCGGACCAGAAGGACGCATGGGCCAACGCCTACGGGGTGCTCAAGGAGCGGGCCGACGCGGCCCTCCAGGCGACCGATCCCACGACGAAGGAGGCGACCGGGCGCTCGCTCCAGGAGGCCCTGGATCAGTGGGAGCCGGCGATGCAGCAGCTCTCCGGGATCGACGACTTCCGGTCCTACCATGCCCACCTGTCGGTCCTGGCCAGCGAGAACCGCGGTCTGGGCGGCCGCAAGCCCTTCACGCCCGAGTGGGCGCTGTCGGTCTTCGCCGGCATGGGGGATCCGGGGAGCACGAAGTTCCAGGAGGCGATCGAGGCCGTCCCGCTGCGGATCCTCCCTCCCGAGGGGCAGGGGAAGAACCCGTACCTGGAGGAGAACCCGAGCGTCTCCCAGGCGGAGTACGTCATGGCCATGACCAGCCAGGTCGACAAGATCTCGATCTTCGCCGGCAACAACGCCGACTACCTGGACATCCCCGAGGGCGGGGAGTTCGTCGACCAGGCCGCGGCAGACCCGACGACCTCGGCCAAGCAGAACATCTCCCTGCTGGTCATGGCCGCGAAGGACTACCAGAGCCGGGCGGAGATGAGCACCACCGACCTGGCTCAGAAGGCGCGGCTGACCAAGAAGCGCGATGCCGATCTGGGCATGGCCTACCTGCTGTCGGAGTACGTCCGGCTCGATGCGCTGAGGCGTCGCGCCCCCGAGACGATCGTCGTTCCTCAGGAGGAGCTCGAGGGGGACATGACGCTCGAGGAGCGTGCGGCCAGGCTCAAGCAGGGGGTCCAGGCGAGGGCGGGCGGTCCTGCGGACGGGGCCACTCCTCCGGGCTTCGACCTGAGGGCCTGACATGGCTCCGGTCATCGACGATCCGTACGAGGCCTTCCTGTCGAACCCGCCCACCCAGCTGGGGACCCCGGACCCGTTCATCACCCCCGCGGCCCCCTTCGCGGCGGCTGCGGCCACCGATCTGGGGTGGGTCGGAACCGTTGCCATCGCCTCGGGCTTCGTCGTGGCAACCCGCCTGGTTCTCGAGCGACTGCGAGGCAGCCCGGTGGCCTCGCTGGCAGAGGGGCGCAAGCAGGCCGGCGCAGGGCAGGAGCAGCTGGCGAAGGAGATCGCTCGGTCCATCGGCCCGGCCATCATGGCCGCGTACGGCCCCGGGCTGAACCCCGCGGCGGCCGCGCACCTGGGTGGCCTGGCTCAGTCGCTGGCCGAGGTGACGACGAAGGCCCTGATGGAGGGCTTCGTCGCCGGGATCAACGGCGGGGACCCGATCGACGTCGCCTGGGAGCGGGCCATCGCCGGCTACGGGCTGAACCCGAACCAGATGCGCTCGTTCGTCCGGGCGGCCAAGGGGACCGGGGAGTACGAGGGCGAGGTCGTCTCGCGGCGGGCCCTGTCGATGCTCGACCAGTACCTCGCCAGCCGGGCGACCACGATCGCCGAGACCGAGATGTTCTCGGCCCGGACGATGGGCCAGCAGGCGCGCTGGCTGCTCCTGGCGCGCTCCGGAGCCATCC